GAGACATAAACCTCCTAACTCGTTTGCTATTATACTAAAAAGGGGAGTCATTGTCAACTCCCCCAATTAGACCGATTTATTCAGATATCAGAACTTGAATCCAAGACCAGTGGTAAACACGGGCGAGTAAGTTCCGTTGGTAGCACCATAGCTATTAGCAGCATTGGTGGTAGGGAACTTCAGGTCAGCAAAACCAACCAGAGAGTTGGTCAGACGACCTTCAACACCAAGGGCAAGCACGAATTGACCACGATTGCCAACTGCAGACTGATAGTTGGCAGCAGTATCATTCACGAAAGGAATCTGATAACCAACACCAGTGTAGACGTTGGCACGACTCACACCAGACTTAGCACGGGAAACGCTCCAGTCATAAGACACCAGAGCACCACCACCAGAACCCAGTTGACCAGCAGGAGTACCTACGAAGCTAGCATAAGGACGAACCGAAACAGCATTCAGGTTGGTGAAGTTCTTCACAGCATAACGTGCCTGAATAGTAGCACCAGAGATAGTACGCTGAGCACTGAAACCATTGCCAGCAGTGCCTTGTTGATTGAGCAGAACGCCAACACCAACATAGTTACCAACGCCTTGTGCCTTCTGAGCAGCAGCAACTTCCAGAGCACTTACACGAGTGTTGGTAGCAGCAATCTCCTTGGAGAACTGAGCACGAAGAGCGGCAGCGAGAGCAGCGTCAGCGGCGCTTTGATACTCACTGATACGGTCAAGGCACGCATTGGTGAGAGCAGCAAGCTCAGCACGGGAAGCGGGTTGACCGGGCTTAAAGGTGCCATTGGGATAACCAGCAACACAACCATAACGTGAAATCAGGTTAGAAAGTGCCTGATAAGACCAGTCAGTAGGCTGAACGTCTTTCAGTTGTGCCACACTGGTGACTTGTGCCATCGCAGGAGCAGCGAAAGAGGTCGCAGCAACTACACCAGCAACGATAATATTTTGGAAAGTCATATTGTATTAAGATTTACAACTACGAAGTTTATTTAGTTGCCCGAAATTTGAGAGGGCAAGCGGACTAGGGGATTCGAACCCCTGACGAACTGCTTGGAAGGCAGCCATTCTACCACTGAATTAAATCCGCAGGTGTGGGGATTTACCCAGCCTCAGAGTTTCCTCTTCACAGGCACGGAACCCCACGCACTTCCTTTCACACGGACTTGAGAAGTATAAGACATAATGAGTATTATGTCAAGAGCCCCCGATCCGATTCGAACGGACGACCAATGGTTTACAAAACCATTGCTCTACCACTGAGCTACAAGGGCGGGTTGTGTAATTCTCTATGGCAGTTAGCACAAACAAGAATACACTTTTTTGCTTCTTCTCTTTGTTTTTCAAGAGAAAGAGTAGACCCAATTATACCACCTTCCTTTACGGTTGGGTCAAGATGGTGGAAATCTAATGCGGCAATACACTTATTATACCCACATATAGAGCAACAGTTTCCTGCTTCCTCTTTTAGAATAGCAACATTTTTCCTTCTGGTAGCAGATACACGCTCTGCGCTTTTCTTTGCCCAATCAGGATTTTTTGCTTTTCTTTCAGCATAAGTTCGTGTTTCTATTTTTGCCATTATTATCGGTATAACTTTTATTATTTATACCGATAACTCCCCCACCTGGACTCGAACCAGGAACACTTTGATTAACAGTCAAATACTCTGCCAATTGAGCTATAAGGGAATACTAACGGGGGTGTTGCCACCCCACTATATCATTTAGAACTTACAAAGTTGTTGATTTTATCAGCAAGTGCTTCAATCTCTTCATATGTGGGAAACTCTGGATAATCCATTTTTACATTCTTATCCTTATTCCACATTTCAGCAAGATTATAGTTTGCGTGAAACTCATCTTGAGCCTGACCGTAAGCCTGCTTGAAAATTTCAAAGCGTAGTTCGTAAGGTGTCATTGTTTTACTCCTTGTGTGTTTGTGTGTGTATGGAGAATAAATCTCCAACGGGCTAGGTTGGATTCGAACCAACGACTCACGCTTTAGAAGAGCGTTACTCTGTTCCACTGAGTTACTAGCCCCTGATGACCTTCTTATTATACTAGTCCTTGGGGCAACTGTCAATCCAGTAAGAGCAGATTCTCATTGGTGGTGCAAGTGCTTTACATTCATCAGTGTAGCACACAGATTCATCATTTTTTTCTTCCACATATTTTGGTTGATATTTACGAGTATAATCGGAAATAATCCGATCATACTCTGGCGTAACATCACGAATTGCTTTATCTACATCTCTTTTGACTCTGCGTTCTATTTTGTCAGGGTCTTTAAGTATCAATTCGTTAAGAATAGTTTGTGGGAAATACTTTCTTTGAATTTCATCCAATAAGTCCCAAAGTCCGTGTTCAGAAACTCCCGAACATTGTGAGAGTGCTGCGATAATAGAAGATATTACAACACCGAGTATGATGAGTTGTTTTTTATCTGGTTTCTTTTTACCGAAATTAAAGTTGATCATAAGAAAGGGGAGTGCTGCAGAACTCCCCGATATTTATTACTTAGTTAGACCTTAGAGTAACAGACGCTAGTAACGCCTTGACCTGGATGTGAAATAGAAGAGAACGCACCATAAGACAAGTCAAGGTCCCTACCAGAAACGTAAGGTCCACGATCATTTACTCGCACAATTACCGACTTACCATTTTGTTGATTTGTAACTCTCAATCTGGTTCCAAAAGGAAGCCATTTATGTGCTACTGATTTTCCATAAGCATTGTATCTTTCGCCATTTGCAGTTGTTTGCCCATGATATCCATCACCGATTCCATAATGTGATGCGAGGGAACATCCACTCGATGCCTTTGCTTGAAGGGGTGCCAGTCCTGTAACAGCAAAAGCAAGAATTGAAATTGTTTTGAAAAGCATTAAAATTAATAGAACTCTACATCCCAATAGAGAAAGCGCACTTCCCCTTTCTCAAGGGGCAATCTCCTGGGCTCTAATTGTCACGGTCAAAGACTCATCATATTTACCCTGCTCATAACAGGGGTTTCTTCATAATAAGTTAATATTTAGTGTTTGTCAAGAGTGCCAATTTGTAAAGTGTCCTCATAAATACAGAGTCAGCATTTTCTCCAATGTCACGCGAGTGGAACACTCCAATTAGAGAACCTTGGAATCCTGTCATTAAAAAATGTCTTGATGCGATTGATGAGCACATCAAGAACTATGTCAAAACAGGGGATGAGTGGCACTTATCACAAGCAGAAATATTAAGAAAGTATGTAAAAGATTTGAAGGTCTGGATACATAAACAAGAGGGGCGCTAAGAAACCCAGAGTTTTCCTTCTGCTTTTCTTCTACGTAAAAGTCCCGCTTCAACTTTACTACCAGGATTACGGTAAAGTTCTAACGTTGCAGGAATTCCTTTCCAGTCTTTTTCTTTTAACTTTCTGGAAATCGTATTGAATCCAGGAGCGTTAAAAAAATCAGCACCAAGATTATAAGCAAAAGAGAGCAATGCTCCTTTTTGATTTTCATTCATTTCACTCCAATAAGGAATCTTCGAAAGTTTAGGAAGAAATTTATTCTTAACCTCAAATTCCAATAAAGTATCTGCGTATTTTTGAGTAATGACTCTACCTCTTTTGAAAGGAGTTGAGTCAAAATCTCTGGTACTTCCCCAACCAATCGTAATTGGTAATCCTCCAGACAAAGGATCAGGATAAGCCGTCAAATGACATCCTTCAAATTCTTTGATTAATCTGAGTCCCGCTGCTGGAATCGTCATGACTTTTTTACGTCAAAAACTCTCCCCCACCCGTCATTGCCGTTTGGGCACCAACGCTTTGCCAACTCTGATTTTTTGTATACAGCACCCTTCCCGTTGTTCACAGGACCCGTATAACCATCATTTAGACTACCATATGGATCATTGACAACATAATCCTCACCTTTCTTACCAATCACTACAACCATGTGCCCACCAGTAGGAGCAGATAAAGAACCCCTGTGAAGGATACCAATAACAACAGGTTTTCCAGCAGCAAGATTCTTATCAATGTCATTGAAAGAAAGATTATAACTAAAGTGTGACTTAATTCCATAAGACGCAAGAACTTTGGTTTGAACTGCGTGATCTGTTGTGTCGCCAACTGCAAAGACTTTGCGAACATAAGCATCATCTCCTTTAGGACCGATTAATGTGCCTGGTTTAAAATATTCTAAACACATTGCACAAGCAGATGAATTACAGGTTCTTTGAGCATCTCTGTAATTATCTGTTTGTGGAAAAAATGGAACCGTTAAAATTCCTGGAACCTTTGGTGCTTCTATTTTGCTTCTAAAAATCTTGACCCACTCTGCCTCATCATTCATCAAGTCTGATGCTTTTGTCAGAAGATCTTTTTCAAGTTTCTCCACAGCAGCAATGTGCTTTGGATTCTTCTCATCAAAATGTTTGAAAAAGTTATGAAGGTCGATTTGCATTTTATTCTCCTATGTATTCGAGTGAAAAAATATCATGCTCTGAAATATTCGGATTCAACCACTCACGAAATTCTGATTGAATTGCCTGTGCTGCTTCGATATCACTCTTATGCAAATACTCAATACGATCGATTGCCCAATCATATGAATTTCGAAGCGTATCTTCAAGAATCGTCATTAAAATAATCCTTTCTAAAATATCTGGAGAGAATGTTGCTATTGTAGTATGCAGGTTCTCCGGTGTCAAGTGCTTCGGTCAACACATTATTTAGAAAAAGTTGCCTTGTTTCTTCAAAATTACATTTACCTTTAGTCTTATGAAGACTTAATATTTCTCTATTGAAAAACTCTTTACCATACTTATTTACATCTTCTTTGAGTTCTGGACAAGACCCATAATATCTCTTCCAATCAGACTCCAATTTAACTTTTCTAAATTTTCCCTTTGGTGTTCGAAAAGACCAGAAGTATTTCCTACCCACATATCTACGATTATTCTTACTGCAAGATATAAGATATACAAAACCAAAATTATCTTGAATATCAGAAGACTCAAAAATTTCCCCATTGAATCTCCAAGGGTTTTCATAACTCATACTAAGAATCTTTATGAGCTATTATTTATCTTCAACGGAGACAAACCTAGTCTAGCAATAAAAAAGCACCTTTGTCAAGAGGTGCTTTGAGTATGTTATAATTCAATCACTTACCATACTTTGCACGAAGTCCTGCTAAAACAGCACCCGCTACTTTTTTTCCACGCTTTTTAGAAGCATAACGCTTACCTGCTTCAGTAGCAATTTCTTCAAATCCTCTTCCAGGTAAACCAATATCTTTACCACCTCTTGCTGCTTTTGCAGAATATGATTTTCTTGCCTCTACAATATCTTGAATTTCCTCAGAATTCATTTCAAGCATTACATACAATGCTTCATCTACGCTCTCTACATGCCCATTGTCGATGAGATACTCAAGAACTAAATCAAAAGCATCATACTCATAACCTGCTGCAATTTGGGTTTTTGCGGGTGCTACTGGAGGTTGTGTTGTCTTTTTGGCGATTTCATCAGTTTTCTTAATTTCAGGAGCAGTTGCAGATTTGGCAGGTAAATTGAGAGCTGTTCTTACTTCTGGTTTAGCAGCAGCACCAAGAGCAGAACCTGATGGAGTTGGAGGAGCACTAGCAGAAGCCTTTGCAATTTGGTCTGGTGCATTTCCAGTCTGATAACCAAAAGTTCTCTGCATCAGAGGATTAAAGGTTCTTGCTGGCGCTGCTGGTTTTGGTGCTGTAGATGCAGAGGATGTTGGTTTTGCGGTTGCGGGTAAAGAAACAGGAGGTTTATCTGCAGCAAAGGTTCTCTTTCCAGAAGCATCATAAGTTACTTTCCCTGCCTGTCCACCAAGAGTTGCTGCATATTGTCTTCCCACAGTGACCTTTTGTTGTTGACCTGCAATATTTTTTGCAGAAACAACATTTTTATCATTTCCGCCGCCGCCGCTGCCTCCGCCGCCGCCGGCGCCATCATCTGGTGGTGGTGTATTTGAACCAGGTTTTTTTGCATTAAATAATTTTGGTTTATCTTTACCTTGCAAATATAAAATATCGCTACCCTTCCTTGCTTTGTATAGTGTCTGTCCCGCTACATTTACCGTATCTGCAGCCCCAGCAAATCCACGCCCTTGACCAACAGCATTTTTAACAACAACTCCTTGTCTTCCTTTTAATTCTGTTCCAAAAGCTCTATTAGATTGATTTGGGAGAGCACTTCCACTAACAGCGTTTAAAACTGGTTTATTTGGGCGCAATGGATTAGCATCACGCAACTTAATGTCTCCACCAGAGGCTAATCTTTGTGATACTTGCCTTTGAGCTGTTGCTTGTTGTGCTCTAAAACTTGGTCTAGATGTAGATCCAGTTCCTTGCTCATCAATTTTCTCAACTTCTTCTGAAAGATTTTCTTGTTGAGGAGCACACATTGATTTATATACTTCCATCAATTTACGTGCTTCACTGGTTGAAAGTTCAGACATTTTTTTCTTTTATTCTTTTATAATTTTATTTATAAAAAAAGAGGGTCTCGAAGACCCTCTTGCTTAAAGTTGGAATCCAGCAAAAGTGTCTTTATTGACATCTTGCTTAATACCACCAACTACGTAACTTTCTACTTCCGATTCCTGGGGTGCGACTTGCAATCCCTTCGATTCAATCCAATGAGATGTCCAAGGAAGTGGATTATTCTTCGCAGGAATATCATAAAGGGGTCTGAGACCAATTGCTTTCATTCTACGATTCGCAATCCATTCGACATACTGCTGTAACAGTTTGTCATTAAGACCAATCATTGATCCATCCTTGAAAAGATACTCTGCCCAAAGTTTTTCTTGATTCACTGCAGTTTCAAATGTTCTATACACCCATTGTTGCTCTTCTTTGGAAATACGTGCCATATCAGGGTCATCACCCTCCTTCCATTTGTTTAGAATGTTTTGAGTGATGACTAGATGTTGATTCTCATCACGAGCAATCAAAGAAATTATTTTTGCACTTCCTTCCATAAGCTTGAGTTCGCCAAATGCAAAACTGCAAGCGAAACTGACATAAAAGCGAATACCTTCAAGAATATTAACGTTTGCAACTGCTCTAAACAGCTTTCTTTTGAGTTCATACCTTGCCTCTTGTGCGTATGGGACTTGTTCTAAAGCGTGAACCCATTCATTTGAATTATCATACTGATGAGCACTATTGATGAAATCGTTATAAGCTTGAGTGACGCTTAAAGCACGCTCAAGAATACGTTCATCTTTCAAGATTGTATCAAAAACTTCAGATGGGTCTGAATAAACGTTTTTGATAATATAGGTGTAAGAGCGGGAGTGGATCATCTCCATAAACTCCCAAACCTTCATACAAGCTTCCAGTTCTGGAAGGGAGCAGTATGGAGCAAATGCCATACCAGGTCCACGACCTTGAACTGAGTCCAGCATTACTTGATATTTCAAATTGCTGGTAAAGATATGTTTTTGCTCTGGGCGCAGTGTATAATAGTCACTGCGATCTTTTTGTAATGAGACCTCTTCAGGTCTCCAAA